ATTGTAACATTTATTCTTCTTCATAAGGTGAAATTATATATATTTCTACGTTACCTAAGTGGTTACCGTTACTATCAATAATATTAATATAATTAGAATTTAACTTATCTTTTTGTTCTTTAGTTAACAGAAGGTCTTCCACCCCAAAGGTGTATAATTGTTCTTCTTTTTCAGCTGTTCCCATTTTTCTTTTAGTTCTTTAGGAGGGATAATATGCTTGTATTCTTTATTATAAATATCAGGATTCTCTATTAAGAGCTCTTCAAAAGTTACATCTTTACATTCACATATTAATGGCATTTCCCGGTTATACAATTCTTCTTTTTCTTTTTCTGTAAAATCTGTAAAATTAATTTTTTCTATTATTTTACATTTATCACCTTTTTCACAATCAATTGAAGGAGGTGACTTGTCTCCATAACTGTAATATATTGTTTCACATATACTACATATATATTTGTTATTTTTCATTTTTACAATATTTATTATGTTGTTTTTTATTTAATTTTGGCATTTTTTTACCACAATTTTTACAAGTATATATTTTTATTATTTGACCATTTTTAAACATTTTACTCATTTATTACATTTTTACTTTTCTTTTTAAATATCTCACTTTCTTCATCTATTAATATCCCAATTTCTTGTTCTCTTGGAATATATGTCCAATGGTCCTCTTCAAGCCCCTTATTAATACGTTTTTCTACTATTTCATATGCAAATTCTTTTCTATATAATGCTCCATATACAAAACTAAAATCAGTAAATTCATGGTACTCTATAATATCTTCTTTTAAATATTCAGATATTTGAGAATATTTTCCTTCTAATATTAAATCATAATCATTATGATATATTTCTGGAATGTCAAAAATTACAATAGTAGTATTTTTATTTACATCATATTTATCTACATAATATATAGACCACTCTAATTGAGATTCAAATCTTGTATAGGAATCACTTCCATCAAAATCTAATTTTAAATATAATCTCCTATTATTAGTAGGATTATTTATATCTTTAAGGTATGTATCAGAAATAAAGCCCTCCATATCAAGGACCTCATTTCCTAACATAGGCAATATATAGGTGAAGCTTCTATTTCGCTTACTCATAATATTACAAATATATAAATTAAGTAACTATTTCTATTTCTTTACTTTTTAGTGAATTAATGCTAATAATACCATCATTTGCATATATTTCAGATTTATACTCCCATTGATTATTATTTCTATGGTATTCTAAATCTTCAATTAATTCTTTAAAGCCTTTAATAGAATAATCTCTTCCATTTATTTTACCACCTTTTTCGCCAACTAATATATCTTGTTCATCTACTTCAAATATATGAGGAGGATTTTTATAGTTAGTTTCTATAACTATAAATTGAAAAGGTAATACAGTATAATTTTCATATGCAATAAATCTATCATCATATTTAAGAGCAAACTTTAATGCTGCCGTATAAAAAGAAGCCTGTAAATAATATTTATAGTCAATATAAGATCTCATAAAAGTAAATACACTTTTTCCTGTAGTCTTTAAATCTACAGGACGTATAGTTTTAAGTTCATTATCTATATCTACTATATCTAATAAACTTTTACAACTTTTTCCCATATATTCCCACTCTAATGCTACTTGAAATAAATTTGTCTGCTTATTAAAATATTTACCAGTAAATTTATTTTGTTCTAATATAGTAGTTAACATATTAGCTTGAGTATGTTGTTCAAAAGATATAACTTCTTTACCTTTTCCTGCTATTAAATCATTATAATAGCCTTTACCTTCTTTATCATATTTAGATAATCCATCTTTAGATGATTTAGGGGGAACTGCAGGATCTGATTTAAGTCCTGAAGCTGTCCAAGCTGCTTGTGGGTCATTAGTTTCAACTAAAGCTTTACAGTATTCTACCATTGCATCTGAAGGCATTGCTACTGTAGATACATAGTATTTATTATAGTACTCATCTGGAGTAGTACATAAACAATCTACTAAACTTCCCATTGTAAAAAAGGAAGTCTGTTCTGATGGTGCATTTAATCCTACAGGAGAATTATTAAGCCTAGATAATGTACTGTAATTAATTGCATCTAATTTTCTATATTCTTTTTCTGTCATTTTAATAATTTTAATAATTTATAAAAAGTATCCTTATCCATAGATACATAATCTCCCTCTGTAACAAACTTTGTGTTTGCTTTACGTGTTTTGCGCTGAAAAACCATTGTAGGCTTGTCTTTAGGGAGTTTTTCCGAAGTTATAAGTTCATGTAATTTCTGATAAGTTTTAGAGTTCTTACACTGGATATAATAAGGAAACTCAGGACCAAATATATCCACTCCCCTATCATCCATGTTTTTACTTTCAGACCTAGAAGTAACTACATCAAATCCTAATTCTTTTAATTCCCTAACTATAAGACGTTCATAGTTATTTCCTGCTGTTCTGTTCCTATTGGAAGCCATAATGTTGTAATAATTGTTTTAGCTGTTTTGGACTGTATTTTTTAATAAAATCTGATGGATCTTTAGGCTCTCCTTCAGGATGCACAATATAATCAAAACCATATTTTTTAGAATGATTTATAGATGACTGGATTCCAGGACCATCATTATTATAATATATTACTATTTCTTCAAAATTATCTTTTAATTTATTAATTAATTTTTTAGAAATAAGAGCCATTTCACTTTGCGGAGCTATAGACTTATATCCAATACTTTTTAAAGACATTACATCTTTATAAGAGCTAGTTATAAATAATAACCCACCTGGTTTTAGCTGCAATAATCCCTGTACAACTTCTCCAGTATTACTAGTCCATTTAAATTCTTTAGGGGCATTAGGCCTCATTATTTTGTATTTATGGTTACCAAAACAATAAGCAAATCCCATTTCCCTTTTTAAATTAATATATAGACTATTTAAATAAAACCCTTTAAGTGGTTTTACTAAGTATTTATTTAATAAATTTTTATTAATATTATATTTAGACCAATAATCTAAATCTTCACACTTCCAAGATCTAGATACTATTTGAACATTAGCATCTTTTTTTGGTTCATACTTTTTACCTATTAATAATTCTTTAGGAATTTTATTGATTTTTTCACCAACTGTAAGTCCTAAATTAAAATCTATAGATATAACTTTAAGAGCTTCTGGGTAATTAAGATTATACTTTTGCATTATATAATTAAAACATCCCATAGATACCCCTGTACCAAAATCTTTATAACGCCATCCTTTACTAAGAAGAGATACTTTACATGTTGGATTATTATCTTTTCTTAATTCAGAACAGAATGATTTATTAGGTGATTTAAGTGAAGATATATAATATTTAAATATATCATACTCAGTAATATACTGTAATATTAAATCAGCACTTAATTCTCTAGTATTCTTAGTTCCATATTTCATAATAAAAAAGGGGAGAACCCTCACAATTCTCCCCTAATTAATTAATAAATAATGCTACCAAGGCTCATCATTAGATGCAGCTTCACTTTTTTCTGCAAATGAAATATCAGCTTCTACTAATATATCTTCATCTGTAACTTCAAGTCTCTGCATATCATATTTATTGTTTTCATCAAACGTAAGTTTACTGTCAGATTCTGAAGTTTTAACATCTTCTACAAATCTATATCTAGCTAATTTAGTTTTAAACCAATTATTTAATGGTTTACCTTCATCATCAGTTCCATTATTTTTAATTTCCTCACCAGCAAATTTCCATCTGCCAACTTTACCAACAAGTACAGGTTTTAATTTTTTAATAAAATTCTTACCATCTTTTGCAGTAACTGCATCTAATTCATCTCTAAATCCCAATTTATCTGCCATATAAGCTAAAGTTTGATTAGTTATTTCATTACTTTTATCTGTTAGCCATAAATCAGTTGTCGCTATTGATCCCTTATACTTATCATTTTTAGGATGTTTAAAGTCTCCACCATGTGGTTTACCTTCAAAGGTAATTAAACCTTTAGCAGTACCTGTTCCAGTTTCTACATATTCTACATCTATAATTCTGGCTACATGTATACCAGGTCTAAAATAAGGTCTAGGTGAGTTACCGTTACCTTCTTCTACTTTTGTTCCTTTTGTTCCGAACATAATTTTAAAATTTAATTTAGTTATTAATTAATTAATTGATTATCCATTATAATATTCATCCACAGTAGTTCCCACTACTCCTAAATCATTAGAAATATATGTTTTTTCAAACATTTCCATAGGTGATTTAGCTGGATAGTTACCATCGTTATTAGTAACAAGTCTATACTCCACTTCTCCATTGTCTTTAGAATGTACATCAGTAAATAGTAAGATGGTAAATAATCCAGCAGGATTAATTTTATCATCTAATAATTTTCCAATAGTTTTAATTTTAATAATTGGTCTAGCTCCAAATTCTCCAGGAATAGTCTCACTGTGTGTTATAATAAACACTTTAAGATCATCTCTTAAGGATTTCCCTGCATTTAATGTAGACCAAGCATTTTTACCTATATCAGTAAATTTATCAAAACCTTTTTCATTACTTCTACGCATAAATTCATTAGACATAGTATATTGCCAATCATCAATTACGAGATTTGTAATCTCAGGACGATTGTCAGATATATGTTTCATAAATTTAATAATACTAGCAGTATTATCTGTAGAATAATAATTACCATCCATATTTTCTTTAGAGAAAGTAGTATAATTTTTCTTCCATCCCCTAAAAGGCAACGGTTTACCTATGCAATTTACTATTGCTGTTTTTTTAGAATCTAAAGTTCTACAAGCTGTAGACTTTCCTGTTCCTGATTCTCCTATTACTCCAATAAGTTCACTCATTTGTTTTGTTTGTTTTAGTTATTAATTATTTATTTACTATATTTTTGATATAGCTGTGGGTTAGTCTGAAAATTTAAAAGTTGAGGAAGTTCAGTAAATTGTCCTACCTCTCCAATAAAATGTAAGGGTACTCTAATATCTGAAGGACCATCTCTGTTTTTAAGGACACATAATGATCTAAACCTATCTTTTAATTGCTTTATATTAAAACCTCTGAAGTTCTCTAATTCATGCCTTCTAGGACTAAAAAGTGATAAAATAACATTAGCATCTTGCTGAGTATTACCACTATCTTTAAAATCACTTAGCTGAGGTTCTATTTTATCCATTTTCATTCTCTCAGAACTGGTATTTCCTCTACCAATCTGCTGTACAATTACTGGTGTAAATCCGAAATTATTTCTCATAGGTATCATATATTCTGATAATTTATCTACTGTTTCTTTAGTAGTCATGCCTTGTTCTTTTTTTGATAAAGAAACATGGTCTACCATAATTATAGTATATAAATTGGGGTCATTAGGAATATAATAATCAAAAGCTTCTCCTTTTCTGCCTTCATCTGTTTTATATTTTTTAGTAACAAATTTGCCATTTTTTTTAGCATAATTTATCATAAATTTATTAATACCTGTAGGATTTATAGCCCCATCAAATATTTCTAAAACATCTTCTAGCTCTTCAAAATAATTTCTAAGAAGAATTACTTTATCATATACTTCTTGAGATACTCTATTTTTACCCCTAGATAAGACAAAATTAATATCAGTAATAATTGCATAATCAGTATATAGTTTCTTACATATACCTTTAGTCATTTTTACTGTTTTATCAATCTCAAATGACCAATAGATCATTTTCATTTTCATCTTAGTTTTAGGATTATTTTTAATCCAATCATAAGGATTATACAAAAAACAATTATCTGCAAATGCAGTCTTACCTGTACCTGTCTCTCCACCGATTAAATAGTATGTCCCCTGTTGTATATCAGGAACATAATCTACTAATCTATCAAAACCCATAGGTAATCCAATATTTAAACCTTGTTTACCTCTATCTATTTTATCTATTACTTGATCAAATATCATCTGTCATTCCCCCACTATATATATTAACACTAGGATCTTCTAGATACATTTCAACATATTGATAAAGATAACTTTCTGTTTGTGGAGAACCTTTCCATATAAAATGATCAGCTGCCTTTGAGTACATATATCTATCTTTTGCTTGTGAATTAAGATATAATTTAGTAGCATTCATAATAATATCTTTTGTCATTACTACTTCTTTACTACTAAGCTCTTGAATAAATTTCTTCATTTTTATTACACAATGACGAAAAGTACCTTTAAGAGCCCTTCCTCCTATATTTTTAGAAGGAAATAATTCTCTATAATCCTCTATCCAACTATTACACCCATCAGCTTCTTTTTGAATTTGTTTAGTATGTTCTGCTTTATATACTCCTAATACAGTTTTGGCTTTTCTTTTTAATTTTATACCATCTTCTATTAATTCTATAAAATCTCTCTCCACTAAATCATCTAAATCAACTTCAACTTCAACAGATACATAAAGATTGTCTTTATGTAATACAGAATATAAATAAACATACTCATCAGGTCTTAGGCCTTTATTGGCCAAGATTTTTAAATCAATTTCCATAAATTATTTATTTTTAAGAACGAAAATAGAATTTTATATTTTCTTTCCCCGATAGTAAATTTGCTTACTTCTTATATAAAACTCTTCTCTAGAGCCAAATATACGAAATATTAATACATATTTGCTATCCATTTTGGGATTTCTATATTTTTATTTTGTTCAGTTTCTTTTAAAATTTCCTTAGAAAGCCATATCTCAATCACTCCCTCTTTTGCTTTTATAATAACTTCTTTTTTTATTTTTCTTTCTTTTTTGTTCATTTATTTAATTTTTTTAATACAATCATTAATATTATTATAGTAAATCATATTAAGGCTGTCAGTATCTTTAAACATATTATCAAACCATTTCTCCTCTTGAGTACCCATTGTCATGAAGATATATACATTTCCTAATGTACCATCATTCCTCATTCTACCTATTCTCTGGATTAAATCTTTAGATTTACTGTAATAACTCATAATTATACATGTATCTAAATCCACTAAATTAGCTCCCTGCTTAAGCTTTTTGAAACTCCCTATAAGATTAGTTTTCTTTTTATCAAAGTCTTCTCTAATCTTAATATTAGTCTTGTCATCATTATTAGATGAAACTACATTGGATGTTATCTTCTCTAAAGCCTCTAAACTATTACCAAATAGTATAGTACGTTTTTTCTTAATTTTAAGCTTTTCACAAAGTATTTTAGTAGCTTTACTTTTACTTTCTAAATTCCATAAAATTTTAGCCCTAGCTGCTGAACTAGTGCGTATCCTAAATAACTTAATATTTTCAGGCATATAAAATGCTTGAGCCATTTGTTTAGACCAATATTGATATGCTGACCATTCCGTTTGCATAAATGGTTTCTTCTTATTTCCAGCTTTAACATTTTTATTCTTCATATCAAGCTTATGCCTAATAACATGTATATTAAGTTTACGGCTAGTACCATCACGTTGTCCATCATCTATATTATAAGTATAACATATTGGTGCTACAATTTTAATCATATCACCTTTAGTTATCTCATTATCTTCATCTGCCCATGCATTAGCATCTACAGTAGCTGATAATCCCAGTATATAACTAAACTGATTATTAGTATAAAATTCTGAATACTTAGTAGTCAAGCTATCATGAATTTCATCAGCTATAACAAGATCATACTTTTGCTTTTTCAATTTATAAGCTGACTGATAGCATAAAAAATCAACTTTATGGCTAACTTTCCATTTTTTAGCCTCATTACGAAGTTCTTTTTCACGGTCCTTTACCTCAGCTAAGAATAATATTTTAGAAGCTTTAGGTAAAAGCTTTATAGCCTCCATAGCAATTTTAGTTTTACCAAGACCAGTTATAATCTCAATAGTTCCTCTTTTATTATTCTTAATCCAAGCCTGCAGAGCTTCACTTTGTATTTGTTCTCTTTTCAATATATTCTTCATATAAATAATCTATTGGATGTTTAAATATTTCAGATGTTACAATAGTAGTAGCACCTGAATCCATATACCACTTTCCTATGTATTTTGGTAATATTACCATTGTTATGTATAACCAATTATTAGATTTATATTCTATAAAATCATTATAATGGATAAGTTCATCACTGTGCTCAATGACATTAGAAACTCCCATGAAATTAATCATGAGAGCTCTAAGTTTATTTAACTGTCTTTCAGTCAAAGTCAATGTCATCATTAACAGCAGTTACATTTGTTTCTACAGGATTTTCCCACCAATCATCATCATCTTCTTTTTCCTCAATGATCTCCTCATCAGCCTTATCTTCAATTATCTTTTCTTCGATAGTTTCTTCAGTTTTAATCATATCAGCTTCTTCATCAGCCTTATTATCAGGAATAACTTCTACTTCTTCTAACTTATCCCAATCATCGTCTTCTTCTTGGTTTAAATTATTAGTTGGTGTAAATTGATGCCCTCCTTCTACGCCTTCAATAGAATGAGGTAAGTCATCATTAGTGCATTTATCTTCAGTAGGAATAATAGATAATTCTTCTAAAGCTTCTGTAACTCCTTCTATTAATTCTTCATTATCAGGAACTGTTTCAGAAATACCATATGCTGCTGGATTATTTTTCAAATCTTCTTCTGCATCTAATTCTGTAGCATCAATAATATTAATATTAGGATTATCATTAATACCTTTCATAACTACTTTACATAGCGGAAATGATATATCAAGAATATCTTGATTAATTAAATTTCCATAAGTATTTTTAATAACTTTATTAGCTAAAGAAAGAGCTACTGATTGAATAGATGATATAACATTCATATCTAATTGAGAATATTTATGTAAAAATTCTATTTTTGTTTCCTCAGTATAATCATAATATATATCTAATCCACTAGATTCTCTAAAAGTTTTAAAATTAACAGAATTATATGCTGAATTATACCTCATAGTCTGATTAAACACTTTCATAATATCAAAGACATATACAGCTGATTTTTCTATATTACAATTGGCTAAAACTTCCATAGCTAAAGTATGATTATCCTTATCTGTTGATTTGAATAAATTACACATTTGATCATACATATCTTCATCAATTTCTGGACTAGCATCTTGAAGAGATTTATTAATAGCTGTATCTAAATAGTAAGAGCTATCATTGCCGTTTAATGTATTTTCTATAACATCTGATATAAAATCTTCTTTGAATACTTTTGTATAAACATTACAAGGATAATATTCTTCAGGTAGTGAAATAGGATCTATTAACGGCTCTTCCCAAGTAGTTTTATAAATTTTATAAACATCTTTATAGTCAAAAATAGGAAAACTAATATAATTTTTTTGAATATCTGAATAACCTAATAATTTCATATTATCGGCCAGTAATAGTGTATGAAAACTATAATTTATATATATTTTCTCATTATTATCTACTAAATCATTAAACATATCAAGACTTTCTTTTTCCCAATTATTATAATTTATTTCACTTAAATTATATCTATCAAAATCTTCAGAATGATGGTCTATCCATAATTTAATCATATTAGCGGGAACGTCATAAAAACTTCCTATTCCTTCTATATATTTATCAGAATTTGAAGATATAAATTTATGAGTACCATTAGTTTCTTTAATAGTAACAGATACTCCTAATGATTTCCACATCTCTCGTATTTTAAATCTTGGAACAGTACATCCAGTAAAAAGATATAATCTATCTTTTTTACAAGGAGTATATTTTTTAGATTCTAAAATTTCATATGCTTCTGATAACTTTTTTTCGTCTACTACTTTTAAAATAGATATATCTATAGTAGTTGGGTCTACCTGATTGGACCAACTACTTCCTTTACTTAAATTAAGTACTAAAATATTTTTAATTATTGACATATTTTTGTTTTTATTATTATTATTAAATAACAGAATCCGGCTTTAATATTATTTCTCCACGAATAGTTGCCTTACGGTACTTATAGGGAAAATTTTCACGCACTCGGTTTTATTATGTGCTGGCTTCATCTGTTATTATAATTATTTATCTGGTAATCATTGCCATTACCTTTGGATTCATCATATATTTAGACCATTTTTGTTTGTTACTTGCTACTAATTGAGAAGCAATAGTATAACGTAAATCATCTGTAAAGATATTATCTGTAGTAGTTAGCATTATAATCCTTTCATTAATTTTAGGATCAATAGGATTTTTGCTTGCATACTTTATAGTATAGTTAGTTAAACGTGTTGCTAATACAGAAGCAATATCTGCTCTATAATTATTATCAACATATAAAGCATTTGTAAGTTCTAGTGTGATATCATCTTCAGTTCCTTCTAGTAACATTCTTTTAGGAGTTACTAGTTTATCAAGATTATTATTAATAAATGTAGTAAACATTGTAGAAAACTCTCCCCCAACTGAACCTTCACCAATAAGTTGTATCATTGGTAAATTACTTTCAAAATCTGAAAAACTAGAGATACTATTAAAAAATGTACTTGCACATCTAGAATTAATATCTTTTTGTATAACTTCAGGGTGCATTAATAAGAAGTTAATACATCTTCCATCCATACCAGAATTTTCAGCCCATTCAGCCCAACAATCTACATCAAACTGTATAGAAGTATTAACCATCCTAGTTTTTTGTGCAGGATCCATAGCTTGTACAAAGTAATCTCCATTATCAGGATTAGTACTTAAGAATATATGCCAATTCTTTGGAAGTTTCCAAGAAATATACTCTTGTTTCTGTATTAGCTCCATACAAGCTTGTTGAAACCTACTATCAGCACGAGAATAGTCATCTAACAATAATATACCTCCCGGTTTTTTACCTTCTATCCACTCTGGAGAGCAATAAGACATTTGAGACTTACCAGTAGCTAAAAGGCCACGATCTTTATAAGTTTGTACTAATTGCTCATTAATCCATTTTTTAGCCCATATAGGATTTTCTTTAGTGCCTTTATTTTTAGCCATTTCAAATTGTCTAATAGGAAATCCTACTAAATCTCCCAGTTCTTCAATTTGTGCTAAATTAAGTTTTACTAAATCTAATTCTAATTCTTCAGCTAATTGTTCAATTGCACTGGTTTTACCTATACCAGCTTCTCCTTCAACATTAACAGCAATAGGATGCATTCCTTTTTCCTGTATATGTTGATTATTTTTTACAAAGTGTTTAAGATAGTCTTTTAGTTCTTTGATATTTAATTTAGTTTCTGCCATTTTGTTTTGTTTTATTTTTTGGTTAATTTAATTTTATACATTTTCCAGGTAAACTATTATTAAGGCTACTCTTAGAACTCATTACCCATAAAGTTCTACCTCTTGGTGGTGTAGTAGGATTAGGTGCTTCTCCATCAGTAAGATATATTAAACAACTATATTTCCGTATATCTTTATTAAAATAATCTACTACTGGTGTAAAAGAAGTACCTCCACGTCCATGAATTTTATGTTCAACTCCTTTTTTATAAGGAGATATATCTACAATTTCAGTATCACATTGTATAACAGTAATATCAGTTCCAGTTTTATTTATATGTTCTATTTCTCCAAAAAATTCTACTAGTTCTTCACTACTTACAGAGCCTGAAGTGTCTATTCCTACTAATACATGACGTTTAGGTTTAATTTTTAAACCAGGATTTTCCTCGTACCTTTTATTTAGTTTACGTTTTAATTTTTTAGTATAAATTTTAGTACCCCCACCTGCAAAACGTCTTAAATAACCTCTCCAGTCAAACTTAGGAGGCTCAGGGTTAAGAAGTCTATGAATTAATTCTTGTAACTCTCCAGGAATATTTCCTCTAGATTTTACAGTAGAAGCAGTCTGTTGAATTTGATATTCAGCTTGTTTTTGGATCATTTTTTTCTCTGCTTCCGATAAATCATTAAATTCTTCCCATGTAGTATGATTATCTCCTTGCATCCCTTCACCACTACCTTTACCACACATATTTTCTTTAAGCTCTTCAGTAATACCAGATCCTGGGCCATTATTATTTTCATCTTTTTGTAACATTTTATAATAATAATGTGTTCCTGCTTTTTCTTCAAGGTATAATCCAGCTTTATGGTATTCTTTTATATCTATACAGCCTTTAGGTAACCAATCTTTTTCTATATATTGATTAATTTCCATATCTGCAGCTATATTAAATAACTTATGGTCTGGATATTTACCATCTCTCATAGTTATATGATTAAAGGCTATATGTAATAATTCATGTTTAATAATGCCTTTCATTTTATCATTATCTAATGTATCCCAAAATTTAGGAGATATAGTAAGTTGGAATCCAATACCATTTTTACTAACACCTGCTGTCATTACTCTGTCATCCCAAACTTTATTTAAAGTCATTGAAAAAAGCCCATAAAAAGGCTCTTTAATCATAAGATTTTTTATAGCTATTGCTAATTTTTGTTCGTTTTCCATAATACTATTATTTATTAACTATTCCCCATAGCAATACTGCCACAAATACTATTAATCCAAAAATACCAACACCTCTCCACATTATTTTTTGTACTCTGTCAGAATATTCTTTAAATTCTAGATCTTTGTTTTTCCAAAATTCTTTTTCTTTCTTTTGAAATTCTTTTTTTACTTCATCTTGGTTCATATCTCTATTATTATGCTTTCCTGTTCATCTCCAGGGTCACTGATTATTATTTTCATTTTCTTTATTTTTAACTATTTCTATTAGTTTTCTAAGACAAGCTAGTTCTGCTACCTCATAGTGATTATCACCATCCACCTCTTTTCTACTATAAGATAGAACTTCCATTTTAGGTGTTACTCGTTTAAACGCTGTAAAATGTTCTTCGTTTTGGGTATTTATTCTGATTTTATATTTCTCCCTAAACCATCTAAACGCTTGTTGGTATAATGGAGCTTGTGCTACATTAACATACTGTATATCACATGGACTTTGGAAAAATTCTCCATCTTCTAAATTTCGGTCTTTATCACTATAACTAGCCATAGTAGGTTCTTCAAACCCTAACTCTTTTAAAGCTACCGCTTCTTCGTATGGTATAAATTCTTTACTCATCTTCTTTTGTTTTAAATCAATCCTCATCATAATAATCAGTATAATCTAACATTATATTTTCTAATTCTTCATTAAGTAGATTAAGGTATTCTTCATTTAAATTACTTTCTTCTACTATACTCATTAAAAATTTTAATTTTTTTACAAACTCTTTTTTTTCTTTATTCATTTTCTTTATTTTTATTATATTAAACATTAAAAATCTCTTAACTTTATATGCCCTCCACCTCTTAGCTAAT